GCGGACTTTTTGCTGACGTGGCAGGTGCTGACGTGGCAGCTGTACCGGACGAAATAGGGTTTTCTTTATCTTCTCATAATACATCTCAGAAAATATTTCGCCTGGGGTTTTTCTCATTTCGGCCGCGGGAGGGACTCACCTGGATTGCTGACGTGGCAGGGGGGTTCTTGGAATGAGCCGGTGTGCTGACGTGGCAGGGGGGTTCTTGGAATGATCGAAATTCCTAAACTTTCGGAATTTCGATGATTCGATGTTTGTGGTCCCATGGGGGCCTACCGTGGTCGGGGGACGGTCAACGCTCAAGTAAGTGCATGTGCATATGCATGTGCACTTCGGCGGATTTTGAATGTATGTTGGGGAGTGGGGGACAAGTGAGTGTACGTGTAAGGGGTGCTTTCGATTACATTTTGTGGGGGGTCATCTTCCGATCCCATTCCGTGCAAAACCGGGTATACTCCGCTCGCTTCTCCTCCTCCGACATACTGGCCAAATTCTTCGCCGTCCAGTACGCCGCCCATGCCTTACCGAAAGGGGACGTCGGGTGGAAACGCATTTTTGCTTCCGTGCTCTGTGTCGTGGACCCGTACCGACACGTCCTATTTTTCGGGTTTCCCCTTACGCTACGCGCGAAGATGCTATCGCTTGATTGGTAAGGGAATGGTTGGAGAGCACACTGGGTCGGTGGGGGCTTGCCCCTTGTTCTGAAAAAGTTCGGTGGATTTTTTGGTCGATGTGTATATACACGTGCACTTCCGGAATTAGTCATAGGGATTTGTGGTGAGTTGTTACTCGGCGGAGATCTCCCATGAGGTGATCAGGTGGGAGGGTGCATATGTGAAGCTGACGGTGATGTGCTTCTCAGAGTCCACCTCGTCCCAGTCAAGGGTCATCTCGAAATGGTTGCGGTAGTGACCCTCGAGCTTGTCGCGAAGGCGCTCAGCCATCTCCATGGTGCTCGCGTAAAACGGAACAAACTCGGCGGGAGCGTTCGTCGGAAACACGGACGGCATGGTGGCTGGTAGTGTATGTGAATGGGTAAGTGGCAGAGACGAAGAGGGTGACCAGTGCAGACAAAACCTGGGTTTTGCGTGAATACACGCGGCGGCGATCATTCTAGCAGTACAGGTCATCGTCGTCAGCACCGGTGGGCGGCATGCCAAGTGATGACGACGTGAACGCGGACTTTGTCAGTTCTCTCATCCACCCGCAGCACTGCTCGGGTGACAGTGGGGGCTTGTTTGAGGTTGTAATCCACTGGGAGCGTGATGTCGGATACCTGGCATTCAAATGCTCGGTCGCCTTCTGGGCTTCCGTCCAGTGGGTACACTTGAGCGAAGTCGCCATCAGCTGGGCGTTGAAAGAGTAGTAGAAAAGGGGTTCCATCGTATGAGTGCAAGTAAAGACATATGCGTGGACGGTTGACAGGTGTGGACAAAACATAGGTTTGATGCGAAACGGTACGTGCATTACATGGTCAATACTTCCGCGCAAACTTCTTCACCTCGAGGCCCTTGAGCGTCTTCTCGAGCGCGGTCGGCTTCTTCTTGGGCGCCTTGCGTACCGGCTCCTCCTCGGCCACTGGATCGAGTGGCGGCGGAGTCAACACGCGCATGAGAGGCGGTGGAGCAACTGACACTGGCTCCATGCCAAGCTTGACGCGATCGAGCTCGTACACCTTCTTATTGTCGTCCGTCATACACTTGAACGTGATGCGCCCGTCGTCAATCATGGTGCGCAACTCAGTCACCGACGGACCGAGGTTGGATCGCACGAGCGGCCCAGGCAGAACGTCGCTCACCGGTCGAGAGACCAAGGCGCGCTTACGGAACACGGGGCGCTTGAGGAGGACCTCCATTGGAGTTGAGTGGATACATACCGTGCCGCAGGGGACTGACCCGTGCAGACACAACCTACTTTCGGAGCATGTAGAGAGCCAGACACGTCACGACCGTGCATATCACGAGCACCTTGATCTTGTGGTTGATTCGATCACCCACGTCAGAGTTGACAATCGCGGTCGTGTTCGGCGGCCATTCGCGCGTCCTCGAGTAGAAAATCGGCACGTCGATACCTTCGAGCTTCCAAGTGTCTTTTCCGACCAGAGGCTTGTAGTCCGTACTGGCCGTCCAGTTTCCCTCGGCGTCGATGGTGATCACGGCGGCTTCACATGCGTCAATCTCGGCGATCGCCTGATCGGCGATGAACGTGCCTACGAAGCTGAACGGCTTTGCCCATGCATGTGCGCGCTCACGAGCCTCCAGCATCGCCTCCTGTTTCTGCACGGGTGTCTCATTGACGTGCGGTCCATTCACGGGGTCCGAAGGTCCGTCGCAGAAGATCATTATCGAGTCTGGTGGTGTTTTCTTAAAGCGGCTGTGCGCCGTACACATAAATGGCCGAGATGAATGACCGTATTCTGGACCTGATCAAGGAGCGTATGGCGAAGGGCCGCGCACAGTATGGCCACGGTCTCAAGGAAGACTCTGGCTATGACTGGGTGAAAGAGGCGCTCGAGGAGGCGCTCGATCTGTCGATTTACGTCGCGGCGCGGCTTGTCGAGGTGTCAGTTGACAACGTTGATCGTACCAACCATGAGTGAGTTGTACGTCGATGCGTAATAGAGCGTATCGGGTGCAGATGATGACACGTGCCACACGATGGTACCCACGTCCGTCGCCGGGTAGCTCACGCCGGCTGTATACACGTCACCGGCACTATACGCACCACTGACGGTCTGAATGTTGAAGGGCTGACCCGGTGCATCCATGTAAAACACGATCGTCGTTCCACGTGACACGAAGAATGTGGGGTTTATACCTCCGTTGACCAGGTACGCCTGGTTCTGATAATTCTGAAGAAGGTATCTGGTGATTGTCGGTGATACGACGTAAGGAAACTGTACGCTCGAACGAAGTCCGTAAGGACTCTGAACCTCGACAGTGAGGTCCTGGAGCTGAACATCAGTGCTCTGTGCGAACCCGAGCGTGATTCCGGTTTCGCCCGTCGACGCAATGGACACGCCACTCGGGAGTGCGCTCGTCGTATATGCCAGCGTCACCAGGTTGTAATACGGGGATGTCTGTGCGATGAAAAATGTGTTTGCGCTCACAGTGTCGATGATGACCGGTAGGGGTGCAGGTGTCCGGAGTGCCGGCTTGTACTGCTGGATCGTCGCGAGCACGTAATTCGGTGCCGGCCATGCGATGTACTTTACTGGACCGGACAAGCACAGCTCGCCGTTGAGCGGTACAGTTTTGCGCACTTGCTGAATCATCAATCTGTGCGTCGTCATTTCAAACCAGGCTCTCTCCTCGTAGGGTAGGTGGATGGTTTCGCACCACACCTTGTACGTATAGGCGGGCGAAAGCCCTTCGATCAGAAGATCGAGCTGAGTGTACCGGATCGACACGAGCGGAAAGTACGTCCCCTCGAAAGGAAGCCATAGAGGCTGGAACCCAACCGGAACGTGACGCTGCGACTCATTCTTAGCCTCGAGCACCGGACGAATGGTGTTCATGTACGTCGAGTCGCGCTTGTCGATAATCTGTTCGCCGAGCCGGGTCGACATGGTGGTGAAAGTGATGGGGACTGGAACGAGTGCGTCCGTCACGAGGTCATGTGCCGTGATGTATACATAGCCGAGAAGATCACCCTTTGACGTGTCAAACTTGACGAGTCCACCTGGATCGACCCGAACACGTTCGAGCGACATGGCAAATGATACATGTCGCTTGTACGATGAACGAAAAAAGGACATCTGGGGCTCGAGCGTGAGCCAGACGTCCTGTGGACCCTCGACCAACAGTTGTGCACCGGTCGTATCGGTCATATCTATTACAGTCCGAGGTTTTTTAGTCCCAATAAAGCAGTGACGCTGTACCATCCTTGATCTCAATGACGTTGTACCCGACGGCGTACAGGTAGCTGCCAGTCACCATGCTCGTGAATGGCACGGTTTCCGGTGTCACAATCTGAAACTTGTCGATCCGGGAAAAGTTGAGCGTGCCGGTCGGCTGGTAGGACGTCGTGTCCAGGCAGAATGGGATCACGGCGACGTTCGTGTTGCTGAAATAGCCGTTCGGTGCATGGTAGTATGCGTTGACGTCAGTCCACTGTTCGAGGTGACGAGACTCACCGACGTCGGTTCCGTTCACTTGGTACTTGAACTGGTAGTCAGCAACGGCTGGCATTCTATTGTCTAGTGAGAGTTTTTTCCGCATAAACAAGTCGCGACACGTCTAAGGAATGAGTCATTACGAGACTCTGGGTATCGATCGAGGTGCATCGGTCGACGAGATCAAAAAGGCGTACCGGAAGCTCGCTATGAAGCACCACCCTGATCGGGGCGGTGATCCCGAAAAGTTCAAGGCGATCAATCAGGCACACGAAACGCTCTCCGACCCCGAGAAGCGTGGCCGATACGATCAGTTTGGGACAGATGACCCTCAGCAGCAAATGCCACAGGGTCCAGACATTTCGCAGATGTTCCAGAACATGTTCGGTGGCGGATCAGCCGGGCCGTTTGGTCATGGCCAATTTAGTGGCGGTGGGCCTGGGCGACGCGGTGATCACAAGCACGTCATCGAACTGACGCTTGACGAGGTGTTCACGGGTGTTACCAAGACGATCAAGGTGACCATCTCCAAGCCGTGCTTTGCATGCCTGAAGAAGTGTTCCGTGTGTAACGGCGCCGGCATGCTCAGTGAAGTGCAAAACATGGGCTTCATATCGCAGATGTTTCAGCGGCCGTGTCACCAGTGCCAGGGTGGTGGTCAGATACCGCAAGGCTGTGCACAGTGTCACCACCAGCGTCACGTGACCAACGCCGCGTCAATCAATCTGAACGTCGCACCGGGCATCGAAGATGGCGTGTCTCAGGTGATCGAGGGACTCGGCGAACAGGCGCGGTCGCCCAACGAGCGCCCGGGCAACCTGAACGTTATTTTCCGCATCAAAAAACACCCCAAGTTTGAGCGAAATGGGCACGACCTGCGATACAAGCTCACGATTTCGTTCGAAGAGTCAGTCAACGGGTACGAGTTTGTCGTACCGCACTTTTTGGGCCCCCTGACGGTGCGGACACACGACCTAGACAATGTGATTGATCCGCGCAAAGACTATAGACTCGAAGGCAAAGGGCTTACGAAAGAGGCGAATCTGTATATTAACTTCGATGTTCAATACCCGCGTGTCCCCCACTCTACAAGTCCGCGTACGACACCGTAGGCGCGATGCGGTAGCTCTCCATAAG